GGTCCGTGGATGCTCGGTACCGTAAAAGAAACTACGGGCACTACTGCCGGAACAATCCGCAATACGGGCCTGACTAGCAGCTTCCAAACGATCAAACTGAATATGGTTGGTGCCGTTTCTGGTACGGCTATTCGAGTTTGTACCCTGCCTGCAGGCGCACACATCATCAACGTTATTGTTGATACCCTGACGACCCTGTCAGGCACGGTTACCGCCGCTACATTGACGGTCGGTACTGCAACTACCGCAGACCTGTTCTTCCCCTCTACCACGATCTTGGCCGCAGGACGCCAGAATCCTACCTTGACTGCTACGCAGTTGACTGCATACGCAGGCGTGGCCTCTGCAGCATCTCCAAACGGCATTGGCGTGGGTCCTACAGACGTTATTGTGATCGCAACCCCAACGTTTACTACAGGCTCTCCTAGCACTGCAGGTATCATCCAAGTCACTATTGGCTACCTCGTAGCGAATGACAACGGTGCAACCGCCCCTGCTTCTGCGTAAGCAATCCGAGGGGCTTCGGCCCCTTCTTTTCAGCTTAAGGAGCCATTATGGGTAAGCAAACTAACTATAGTCCGACGTTTCCTATGTATCCGGGCGGGGCTACGGCTGTTACGCTTAGCGATACAGTAAACCTTGCAACTCCATCGGTAATTTACGTAGGCAGTGGCGGTAACGTAAAAGTTACTACCGCACAGGGTGATGACGTAACCTTCACAGGTATGTTGTCAGGTAGCATTATCCCAGTACAGGTTATTCGGGTATGGGCTACGGGCACTTCGGCTACCAGTCTGGTTCGGGTGTACTGATATGTCATTCGGGTTTGGCTTTGGGTTCCCCAGCGTGGGCGCTACCGGGACGGTGCCCACACTATCCTTGCCTTTTGCGGGGGCTACCACTCTTGACCCTCGTATCGCATTTACCCGGTCCTCTAGTGGTACCTATATAGATAGCAGCGGGATTATACAAACGGCTAGTACCGATGTACCCCGCCTAGATTACAGCCCCACTACCCTAGCGCCATTAGGCTTGCTGATTGAGGAACAGCGTACGAATTTGGCACTAAACTCAGGCGAGGTATTAAGTGGGATTGGAGGTGTGGTCGTTGCTGATCAGATTACGGCACCTGACGGCAGCTTGGCTGATTTCTTTCGAGAAGACACAAGTAATGGTGAGCATTATGCGGGTGACAGAGTTGTGGCCGTTACTGCGGGAACCACATATACATGGTCGTTTTATGCCAAACTTGGGTTGACAGGGGGGGCCCGGCGGGCGTGCGTGCGAACTGGTGGTCAAGGCCCAGCGAATGTTGCTTTCGATCTTGAAACAGGTATCGGTACTCTAATTGGAGGTGCTATTTCTTTCGGCAGTAGTTCTGCTGGAAATGGATGGTGGCGTTGCTGGATTGTGTTCATAGCAACCGGCACCGGACCGGCGGTGTTTCGTCAGCAACTATCAATAGGCACCAACACTGTTTACACAGGTAACGGCACCTCCGGCTTCTACTTATGGGGCGCCCAACTTGAAGTAGGGGCGTTCCCAACGAGCTACATCCCCACCGTAGCCAGCCAAGTCACCCGCACTGCCGACATTGCCTTGATGACAGGGACTAACTTCAGTAGCTGGTACAACCAGACTGAGGGGACTTTTGTTGTGACCGCAAGGGATGTATCAAACCCCTTGGGTGTTATGGCAGCAACAGATGATGGCACATCAGCGAACCGCAATAGTATTTTTCTTGCGGGCGCTACAACAGCGGTTGGATTTAGGACAACTGTTGCTTCGGTGGTAGTCTCAGATATTGCCGTGGGAACGATAGTCAGTGGTGCGGCGTTTACTATTGCTGCGGCCTACAAGATTAATGACTTCGCTGCAACCCTTAACGGCGCTGCGGTAGTAGTGGACAGTCTCGGGGGTGTACCGCTAGGCCAAACGACCCTAAGGATTGGGGCCGATGTAGCTAATACGGCGTTTATCGGGGGCCACCTACAACGTCTGACCTACTACAACACCCGTCTGACCAACGCTGAACTTCAAACAATTTCTGGCTAATTGTGGACTACACCCTTAAATTTGCGTCTGAAGCGGAAGCTACCTTGGTACTATATGCGGATGGCAAACCGGTATATCCAAACCTTGATACGCTAGGCACTATCTTCAAACCTACGGGCAAGACCGAAATTATCGAAGGGGTTGAAATTCCAGTGATGGCGGCGACCCCCGGATGGCACGTTAATGTACGCTGTGACGAGAGCCCAGCGCTTGGTAAATACGTAGTTGTAGCAACTACTCCTTCTAGGATATGGGCGTAATTATGGCTAAAAATCCATCTCTTGCCGTAGGCCGCGGCGAAAAACTTCCAGTGTCCAAAGGTGCTGGCTTAACCGCCAAGGGCAGGAAAGCCTACAATAAAGCTACCGGCTCTAATCTTAAGGCCCCCCAGCCGCAAGGCGGGGCTCGGAAAGATTCATTTTGCGCAAGAATGTCAGGTATGCCCGGGCCTATGAAAGACGAGAAGGGTAAGCCCACTCGCAAGGCCGCATCACTAGCTAGATGGAAATGTTGAACATGTCTGATTCACGTATTGGGGCCGACCGTAGAACTGAACTCGATATGGTTCGTGAAATTGCCACACACGCCTCTGATATTCGCCATATCCAAGAAGATATGGATACGATGTTGGAAGGTATGAAGAGTATGCAGAAGAGCCTTGCTGACATTAATGTCACACTGTCGGAAGCTAAAGGCGGGTGGCGGGTACTGTTGATTATTGGGGGTGCTGCGGGTACAGTAGGTGCCGGGGCTATGCACCTCATCAACTGGTGGAATAAGTAGTGCCTTCTTCGACTATAAAGCAACATAATTTCATGGCGGCAATCGCCAAGAATCCTGCCTTTGCAAAGAAGGCCGGTGTCCCCCAGTCCGTAGGGGCTGATTTTATCAAGGCCGATACCGGTCGTAAATTTGCAAAAGGTGGTGAGACTATGGCTACAAAGAAAGCGATGCCCAAGGGCTTGTTCGGCGGCAAGGAATCCATGAAGGAAGAGTTGGCGGAAGCCAAAGCTATCAAGGCCGGTAAGATTACCCCCATGCAGTACGCTAAGGGTGAGAAGTCCGAAAAGACTCGTAAGATGGCTAAAGGCGGCGGAGTGGAGTCCAAGGGTAAAACCAAGGGCACAATGATTAAAATGGCTAACGGAGGTAAATGCTAATGGACCGCCCATCTAAACCAGAAATTGACGATCTGCGTAAGCAGGCCCTTATTGACGCCGCATATGAGGCGTCAATGCGCAATACTCCTCCCGCGCCAATGCGGCCCGCCTCCGCGCCTAGGGCTAAAGCACAGTCTGCTGCTGTTACAGAGATGCTTCAGGAAGCCCAAGACGCTAAGGCCCGCAAGAAAATTTCGGCTATGGGGTACGCTAAAGGCGGTTCTGTTAGTGCTTCCAAACGTGCTGACGGCTGCGCCACCAAGGGCAAGACCCGGGGCAAAATGCTGTGAGACCTAGCCGCGGACTGGGAGCTATGCTCGCGTCCAAAATGCCTAAGGCAAAGCGAACGAAGCGCCGGGATGATACCGACTTTGAGACCTTTGCCGAAGGCGGCACTGTGGGGCTGTGGGACAACATCAACGCCAAGCGAAAGCGCGGGGCCAAGATGCGCAAGCCCGGGTCTCCCGGTGCTCCGACTGACAAAGCATTTAAAGATTCGGCCAAATAATGACTACATCTGGAACCACTAACTTCAATCTGGACCTGACGGAACTGGTAGAAGAAGCGTACTCCCGTTGCGGGGCAGAGCTTAGGACCGGCTGGGATTTACGCACTGCCCGTATTTCGTTAAACCTGATGTTCGCAGACTGGTCGAATCGCGGTATCAATCTCTGGACGGTAGAGCAAGGGTCGATCCCTCTTGTAGCAGGCACGGCTACGTACGATCTGCCGGATAACACTGTGGACTTGATGGAACATGTTATCCGTACAGGTGCAGGGAGCGCCTCTACGCAGGCTGATCTGACGATTACGCGCATTAGTGTATCCACCTATGCCACACTGCCCAATAAACTGACTCAGGCGCGTCCTATTCAGGTCTACATTAACAGGCAAGCCCCTACCCCCACGATAACCGTGTGGCCGGTCCCAGATGCCGCGCAGGCCTATACCTTCGTGTACTGGCGGCTCAAGCGTATTCAGGATGCTGGAAGTGGTAGCAATACGATGGCGGTGCCGTTCCGGTTCCTTCCCTGCATGGTGGCGGGGCTGGCGTATTATCTGTCCATGAAAGTCCCCGGGGCGATAGACCGTATGCAGGCCTTGAAAGAGCAGTATGATGCGGCATGGCAATTGGCCGCAGATGAAGACCGGGACAAGGCGGCAGTGCGTTTCGTCCCACGCCAGATGTTTCTTGGCTAGCCATGTCAAATAAATTCGCCAATGGTAAACGGGCTATATCGGAATGCGATAGGTGCGGATTCCGCTTCAAGCTAAAACTCCTCAAAAAAGAAGTAGTAAAGACCAAACAGATTAGCTTACTAGTCTGCCCTACCTGCTGGACCCCCGATCAGCCGCAACTGCAGTTGGGTATGTACCCAGTGTCGGACCCACAGGGACTTCGAGAGCCCCGACCAGACCGCAGCTACAACACCTCCGGGATACTTGCAAATGGCTCCTACGGCGGGGGCAGCCGGGTATTTCAGTGGGGCTGGAATCCTGTAGGGGGTTCAAGTAGCTTTGATGCCGTGTTGACCCCAAATAACTTGGTGGCTACGGGATTTGTTGGTACCGTTGCGATAGCGATTTCATAAGGAGCCACAATGAAAACATGGATTGCCGATCTGGAGTTGCGTCAGCGCCTGCTGATTGCCTTGATTGCCGTGGATCACTTGGTGCTTGTGTTACTCACACTGGGCAATTGCGCACGGGGCGAAACGATCTCCGCAAGTGCTTGGAGACAAGAGCAAGCTGGCAAGCTGCAAGGGCGCATTGCGCGGCCCGTGATCGACTGGCTATTTCACTTCATTGAGCGTGACCATTGTTCACAATCGTGGTTAGCTGAAAAGCACATGTACACCACACCCCCACGCGAGCGCTGAATGCGCGGGACTTGCGCCTAGTGGCGCTAGAAACTACCAAAGTTTAGATTGACAAATTCGTATAACTTGGCACACTGCCATAGTCACTAAAAGGAGCCTACGATGGCATTCACCAAGAAGATGATGGGCAAGGAAGTTGGCGCAGCCTCTGTATATGCAAAGCCTCATACAGGCTCTGTTGCGGGCGTAGACTTGACCAATAACGGCTACCCGCAGACGGGCATTAAAACCACGGGTATCAAGACTCGCGGTAACGGCGCAGCCACAAAGGGCGTGACCGCCCGAGGACCGATGGCGTAACATGGCTATGACCTATACGGAGTTGTGCGCGAATATCGCGGACATTACTCAAAACGAGTACACGGCTGCTGAATACAAGATGTTCACGCAGCAGACTGAGCAGCGTATATTCAACTCTGTTCAGCTTCCGTCGCTCCGTAAAACTGCAGCTATTGCCGCTGTTATTGGGAATCAGTTCATCAACGTCCCTACAGATTTCCTGTCCGCGTTCTCCGTTGCGGTAGTAGACCCAACAACTTTAGATTACACATACCTGCTCAATAAGGATGTTAACTTTATCCGGGAAGCGTATCCTACGGTAGCTGCTACGGGAACTCCGAAGCATTACGCTATCTATGGAAACCAGACGGGCACTGAACTCGCACTGCGATTCATCCTAGGCCCAACTCCCGATAAGGTCTACTCTACAGAGCTAGCTTACTTCTACTACCCAGAGTCCATTGTTACTGCTGGAACCACATGGCTAGGCGAGAACTTCGATTCCGCCCTGCTAAACGGAGCCCTCGTAGAAGCCATTCGCTTTATGAAGGGTGAGCAGGATATGGTCAAGCTGTACCAAGACATGTACGTACAGTCGCTTACGCTGCTCAAAAACTTGGGTGATGGCAAGCTCCGTCAGGATGCTTACCGTAGCGGACAACCCCGAAACGCGGTAATTTGATATGGCTATAGCCCAAACCCTGTGCTCCAGCTTCAAACAGCAACTGTTTTTGGCTCAACACGACCTCAGTACGGATGTAATCAAGATCGCTCTGTACACGAGTGCCGCTTCTATCGGGCCGGATACTACGGTCTATTCGGTATCGGATGAGGTAGTGGGTACGGGATACACTGCGGGGGGGATTCCCCTTACTGGCGCTACCGTGTTGCTATCAGGCACAACGGCCTACGTAGACTTTGACAACGCGGTATGGCCTGCGGCTACCTTTAC